TCCGGTGGATGACGTACCTCCACCAGGAGGGCACCTCGACGTGGCGGTACGAGCGCAGCGAATGGCGTGAGGACCTGTCGACGGATGGCAACGAGCAGAAGCTGTGCGCGCTCGTCCCGCTGATGAACGACCCACGTGTGCTCGGTCGATCTCGGCCAGGGAAGTTCGACCAGCGTCTCGGTCGATCGGTGTTCCACTCGGTGCTGAGCCCACTCGACGGGTTGAACAAGTTCGCGAGCGACATGATGATCTCGGGCGAGTTCCATGCACTCCCGCGACGGTGGGCTACCGGCCTGAACGAGGACGACTTCGTCGACGAGGCGACCGGCAAGGCGCTGGACACCTTCTCGATGATCGCCGGCCGCATGTGGGGCACCACTGCCTCCCGGAAGGAAGCCGAGTTCGGGCAGTTCCCAGAGGCCGACCTCGCGAACTTCCACAACACGATCAAGCTGCTGATGCAGATCATCGCGATGGAACTCGGCCTTCCGTCGCACTACCTGCTGTTCCAGGGTGACAACCCGCCGTCGGCCGATGCGATCCGCTCGTCTGAGGCGCAGCTCGTGAAGCGCGCGGAGCGGAAGCAGCAGACGCTGTCCACCGGGTGGGAGCAGGTGCAGCGCCTCGTGCTCCTGGAGCTTGGGCGGCCGGACGAGGCCCGCCCGCGGATGATCGAGACGCTGTGGCGCGACCCGTCGACCCCGACGGTCGCGCAGAAGGCCGACGCGATCGTGAAGCTCGTGCAGGCGAAGGATGCCACGGGTCGATCGGTCCTCCCGATCGAGCAGGCACGCGAGGACCTCGGCTACACGGAGATCGAGCAGGATCGCATGCGCGACTGGGATGACGAGTCTCGTGTGGATCCGCAGATCGCTTCGGCGCAGAGGAGTCTGAACGATGCTGCGAGCGGCGTCTGACCAGTACCGCCTGCAGCAGGGCATCTCCACCACCACAGCCGCCGCGGTACGTCGACTCTGGGCGCGCATGGGTGACGACTTCGATGCTTCGTGGTCGTCCATCCGTCCTCAGGTTCTGTCGATCGTGGAGTCGGGCCGTGCCGCCAGCGTGCGGAGCGCGCTCGGCTACACGACGGCCGTGCTCCGTGAGACGGCGCAGCGGGATGACCCGGTCGGCGAGCTGAACTCGACGAGGTTCCTGCGGTCGACGCCGGACGGCCGCGATATCGGTTCGCTGTACGACGAGGCTGTCATCGGTGCGAAGACGGCGGTGAAGCGGGGGCTGTCGGCTGATGATGCGCTCGTGCGGTCGTCCCGGTGGCTCACGATGGTGTCGCTCACCACGCTCGCCGACACGCGACGCATGGTCTACGGCGCTGACATCATCCAGCGGCCGACGCTGACGGGATTCGTGCGCATGCTGAACCCGCCATCCTGCAAGGACTGCATCGCCCTCGCGGGGAAGTGGTTCCGCTGGAACGAGGGCTTCGAGCGTCACCCGCGCTGCGACTGCCAGCACGTGCCCGGCGCCGAGAACGTGGTCGGCGACGAGCGCACCGACCCGTACCGCACGTTCGAATCGATGAGCCCAGAGCAGCAGGAGAAAACCTTCGGCCGCAGCGAGGCTCGCGCGATCCGCGAGGGCGCCGACATCTACCGCGTCGTCAACCAGTCGACACGGAAGCTGAAGACCGCGAACTCCGCGATCGACACCATTTTCCGGACGGCCGGCACGCGGACGAACGCGATCCGCATGCTCCGCGATCAGGACTTCATCCTCGATCGCGGACAGGTGGTGATGCCGCTGTCGCCCGGCGTCCGCACTGACGCGCGGATCGTCGCTGCGGGACGAGGTCGCTCGACAGCGACTATCGGCGGCCAGACCGTGACCACGGCACGAGCTGCTCGGTTCGATGCCGCGAGCACCGGACAGCGCGACCCTCTCGTGCGCTCCACGATGACCGCGGCCGAGCGCCGGCTCTACGACGCGCACTACCGACTGCGGTACGCCCGCGCGACCGGCAACGTTCCCCGCGGCGTCGGGCTGTCCAGCGCCGACGTGAACGCCGCACCGATCCCCGCGACACCCGCACGCATGGTCGAGCTCGAACGGGCACTGGCACGCGAGGTCGCGAAGCTCACGAACAAGGGCACCTCCGAGTCCGTTCGCCGTCTCGCGCGAGCGCTCGGGCTCATCTGACGGGCGGCGTCCGCCGACACCTTCCCTGGTCTACGGCCGCCGCCCTCAACCACTTCCCACCGGTCCCGGTGGTAGCGCTACGCGAGCGTGTCGCGGTACGGCCGACGGGCCATAAACGGTGGCCGACGGGCCCTAATCGGAAAGGTTCACACCCCCATGAAGCGCAGCGCATTCGGGCAGCTCATCCCCGCATCTCCCTTCCTCCGGTTCTTCGCCCCTGTGGACGATGCGGCCGGCGGCGCGGGTGGAGGCGGTGGCGGTAAGGAGTTCACTCCTCCCGCCACGCAGGAGGAGCTGGATCGCATCGTCACCGACCGGGCCACGCGCGCTGAGCGCAAGGCACGAGAGGAGGAGCGGGCAAAGTTCCCCGACTACGAGTCGCTGAGGGCCGATGCGGAGAAGTTCCGTGCGGCCAACGCGCCGAAGTCGAAGGACGACGAGAAGCCCGTCGGGCTCTCGCAGGAAGACGTCGACAGGCGCATCGATGAGGCGCGCGCTACCGATCGTCTTGAGCTGGCGCTCGAGCGGGTCAATGACCAGCTCGATAAGGCACTGGAGGGTCGGACGTTCTCGGCCTCTGCTCTGTTCAACCTCGACCGCAAGAAGTTCGTGAAGGACGGCAAGTCCGCCGACACGGACGCGATCAAGGAATGGGTGGAGAAGAACTCCAAGGCCCCTGAGGTGGTCGACCCCAAGCTGCGACGCCGCGGTATCCCCGGACAGGGAGACCGCGATGCGAACGCGACGGGTGGCACCGTCCAGGCGGGGCGTGACCTCTACAACGAAACCCACTCGAAGAAGTCTGGAAAGGACTGACATCATGCCCAAGCTCCAGCAGGAGACTTTCGGCTCTGGTGACATGACGTGGCTCGGTTCGGCCCACGGCATCCGCAACGCGCGGACCGGGATCATCGACATCTCGGCGTTCACCGCCAACACGCACTACCCCGACGGGTACATCCCCTCGGGCACCCCGGTCGCCCTTGTCGGCGGGATGTACGTCCCGTACGACAAGACCGAGGCCACGGTCACGGGCGCCGGCATTCTTGCCGGATTCGTCCTGACCGACCAGAAGGTCGTGGGAACGGCGGACTTCGGTGCGCCCATCCTCGACCACGGTCGCATCAACGTCGCAAAGGTGCCCTACACGGGCGGTTTCGCGACGCCCGCCGCCGCAGCCAAGCGCGCTGCCACGACCTTCGTATTCGTCTGAGCGAGAGGAGAGCTAGATCATGGCCCTTTGGACTGATGTGATCGAGCCGGCCACGCTGACCGGCTACGCCCGAATCGCGCTCGAAGAGTACGAGCGCTCGAAGGGGACGCTGGCTCGCTGGCTCCCCAACCGGGAAGTCGCCGACATCGTCGTGCGGTTCGTCGCCGGACAGTCGGGTCTGGTGGAGGAAGCGCGATACCGCGCCTACGACGCCGAGCCCGAGATCTCGAAGAGTGAGCCGAAGAAGCGCACCGTCCTCGAGATCCCCGCTGTCGGAACGAACATCCCCGTGTCGGAGTACGAGCAGCTCCGCAACCGCCGCGCGCCCGACGAGGCAGTCGAGAAGTCGATCCTCGCCACCACGCGTCGCGTCGCAGCGGCCGTCGCCGACCGTGTCGAGCGACTGCGCGGCATCGTCATCGGAACCGGCGTGGCGACCATCCCCGAGATCGGCGCCGCCGACTCGTTCGGCCGCTCCGCCTCGCACGACGTCACCGCTGGCACGCTGTGGGCGGCGAGCAACGTCGACCGCCTCGCGTACCTCGAGACGCTGCGCCAGCAGTACATCGTTACCAACGGTGTCGAGCCCGGCGCGCTCGTGATGTCGTCGCGAGTGTTCACCGCCCTCGCCGCCGGCGACCAGTTCCGCACGCAGCTCGTCAACGGGACCTCGCGTCCCGCGGTCGAGTCGGACGTGCGTGGCGTCGTCGAGGGTGCGGGCCTCCCGCCGATCACGAAGTACGACCGGCGCACGAAGTCGGGCAAGGTCCTGGACGATTCGAAGCTGTTCTTCCTGCCCGCGCCGGTCGAGACGACCGACTGGGAAGGCACGGAACTCGGCGCGACGTTCTGGGGCGAGACCCTGACGTCGACCGACGAGCGCTACGGCATCGAGGAAGGCGAGCAGCCCGGCATGGTTGTCGGCGCCTACCGCGGCGAAAAGCCTCCGCTGATCGCCGAGGTGATCGCTGACGCGATCGCCATGCCCGTTCTCGCC